TAAAAGACCGGGGCTTCGGCCTCGGCCTTTTATTTTATTAATTTTATTATATATTATATTATGGCAAAAAAACAAAAAACAGAAAAGGTAGAGGTACCTGTTGTTGAAACACCAGTTGTTGAAACACCAAAACCTAAAAAAGTTGAACCAAAAAAACCAAGTTGGGAAATAAAAGATAGAGTTTATTATTTAACTCAAAAACGTAGACCTTTATCTTATATGGTAAAATCTGCTGGTATATATTTCTTTGATGAAGAAAAAGGTTACGAAAGAGAATTAAAATATTGTGAAAATCAAAAAAGTCCATTTGTAGATGAAATGGTAGGAGATCAAAGATTAGCACATATAATATTTAGAAACGGAGCGCTTCATGTTCCAAGAAATAAACAAACCTTACAAAAATTATTATCATTATACCATCCTCAAAGAAATACTTTGTGGGAAGAGTGGCAGCCAGAACTAGATGCTGCTGATGATTTAGAAATTTTAGAATTAGAATTAGAAGCGCTAAATATAGCTAAAACTATAGATATTGATATGGCTGAAGCTATCATGCGTGTAGAGATAGGTTCTAAAGTGTCTGACATGAGTTCTAAGGAACTTAAAAGAGATTTGTTATTATATGCTAAAAACAATCCTGCTTTGTTCTTAGAACTAGCTTCTGATGATAATGTTCAACTTAGAAACTTTGGTATTAAAGCTACTGAATTAGGTATATTAAAATTATCGCAAGATAACAGAAACTTTT